CGGTTTTGACGAAGACTTCCGTGCATACAAGAATGCTCCTAAGGTAGGTGAGTTTTCTATCTATCCACACCTACGTCTTGTTGAATACCTCAGCAATGAGTCAAAGAAAGATACTTTTGATACTCATGCTCAATACTTATTCCGTCTTTCATCTCACTTTCAAAACAGAAACCAATATCTTGGATACAACTTCCCTATCCCACATCAAGTAAACTTAGGTGGCACTCCTCTAAACGATTCATTGATTGCATTGAAGACTATCATCCCAACATTCAAGAAAAGATATGGAGTTGAGAAACTACACGTTGTTACCTTGACTGACGGTGAGTCAAATACTATCGGTATCTTACAGAAACCAAACTTGCCAGACGATTTGCAGCATAAGTTATACAGAGGTGGACTACATGGTATGGCAGTTGTAAGAGATAGAAAGAGTGGTTTCCACAGCAAACCAAGTAATGACTGTCATGGAGGATTGACTCAACAGATTCTTAAGTATCTTAAGTATACTTTCCCTGAGACAAACTTCATAGGTTTCCGTATCTGTAATGGATCTGATGCTAGTCACTTCATTCGTTACAGTGGACAAGTTGACTTTGAGTCAGAAAATGCTATCCTTAAGAAGTGGAGAAAAGACAAGTCACTTTGTCTTCCTAACTGCAACGGTTACCAAGAGTTGTATCTCCTTAACTCAACTAGTCTTGAATCAGACACTGACTTTGAGGTCAAAGCAGATGCCACTAATGCACAAATCAGAAGTGCATTCAAAAAGTCTCTAGGTGCCAAGGCAAACAACAAAAAAGTATTATCTAACTTTATTACACAGATTGCATGAATATCTTCGCAGTTAACAACGATCCTTATCTGTCAGCATACCAGTTGCCAGATAAGCATGTTGTTAAGATGCCCTTAGAAACATGTCAAATGCTCAGCATTGTATACTCTGACTGGTATCACAGTATCGGTCAGGTTTTCAAGTCTGATGGCACACCTTATAAAACAGCGAAGGGTGCCTTCCGTAATCATCCATGCACCAAGTGGGTAGCAGAGTCTAATCATAATATTGCATGGTTGATAGAGCATGGTATTGCACTTTGTGAAGAGTATACTTATAGATATGATAAGAAACATGGTTGCGAAGACTCTATAAGATTCGCAGCACACATTGCACCCGAGGGTTGCAGTGCTAGGCATACACCATTCGCTCGTGCTATGCCTGATAAGTGGAAATATGATTACGATATCCCTACCACACTTGCATATAGACGCTATGTTGCAAGTAAACCATGGGCACCTACAAATTACCTACGCAAACCAGAGCGTATGCCACTTTGGATAGTGTCCACTAACAGTGGCATTGCGGATTTTATTCTTGTATAATAATCATATAGACACAAACAAATACGATTATGCCTTTCGAGCCAGTCCTAGTGACAACAGAAGACTTCAAAAACTACCTATCTGAGAAGCACGGTAACGATGTTACCTTCCAGAATCTTGTCGAAGCAGCAGACCATTTCGATTGCTCTGTAGCAACAGTCAAGAAAAGACTTAAGCAATACAAGAAAGGTATTGGTAAGTGGGATCTATCTATCACTGAGCAGTTAGAGAAAGCATACGAAGCACCTGCAGTAATTGAGAGATTGATTCCATCTAAAGACAAAAACTTTGTGCCCTTCGGTAACTTCTCTGATCTTAAGAAGATCATCAAGTCCAAGGTATTCTACCCTGCATTCATTACAGGTCTATCAGGTAATGGTAAGACTATGAGTGTAGAGCAAGCATGTGCTGCGTTGAATCGTGAAGTGATTCGTGTTAATATTACTATAGAAACTGATGAGGATGATCTCATCGGTGGTTTCAGACTTGTCGATGGCAACACTGTGTGGCATAATGGTCCTGTAGTGGAAGCACTCGAGCGTGGTGCAGTCCTTCTCCTTGATGAGATTGACCTTGCATCTAACAAAATCCTTTGTCTTCAGTCTATACTAGAAGGTAAAGGTGTCTTCCTCAAGAAGGTAGGTAGATATGTAACACCTGCTAAAGGTTTTACAGTTATTGCTACTGCTAACACAAAAGGTAAAGGATCTGAAGACGGAAGATTCATTGGCACTAACGTGTTGAATGAAGCATTCCTTGAGAGATTCCCCTTGACATTCGAGCAAGAGTATCCTACACCTGCTATCGAGACTAAGATGCTAAACAACTACTGTAAAGAGTTGGATGCATGTGATGACAAATACATCGCTAACTTAGTCACATGGGCAGACATGATTCGTAGGACTTTCAAAGAAGGTGGTGTTGATGAAGTTATTTCAACTCGTCGTCTTGTGCACATCATCCGTGCATATGCTATCTTCGGTGATCGTGCTAAAGCAATCAAAGCATGTCTTAATCGTTTCGATGATGAAACAAAACAGTCATTCCTTGACTTATATGATAAGATAGATGGGGACATTAACATGACCGAAGTAGAAAATCTATTTACTAACGCTTAATGGCATTCAAATATGATGAAGATGTGATCATGAAAGAGGTCACGGAGTATATCGGAGGGACGTATAGTAAACATTACTCCTCCGAAAATGGTGAAGGTGTGCAAACGTTAGACCTGATTGATGCAGTAGGAGATTCCGAAGCATTCTGCAGGTCTAATGCTATCAAGTATTTGTCACGCTATGATAAAAAGGGACAGGCAAGGGTTGACATTATGAAGGCAATGCATTATTGTATACTTCTAATGTGTTTTAACGATCGCAATAGAGTCCGTCACGAAAACAAAATTGAGCAACAACATTATGAATGAAGCAACAGAGATTCGTCTCTCTAAGAAGACTATCGCTTTCCTAAAGAATTTTAGTGAGATCAATAAGTCGGTTGTAATTAAAGCAGCAGAGAAAACTCTTGCTACTATGGCGGTCAACAAGAATATTCTTGCATTCTCTTCATGTGGTGAAGAGTTTCCTGAGGACATTCCTATCTACGATCTCCCATTGTTTGTGAAGACTTGCTCTATGTTTGAGCAACCACATCTCATCTTCATGGGAAAGAATAAAATCTATATTGCAGACAAAGCGACAAAAGGTAAGGCAACTTACATCAAGTCTGACCCTGATATCATTGTCCAACCACCTAAGACTTACGACCCTAATCTTCCTGAGAAGGTTGTAAACTTTGAGTTGACTATGAAGAATCTAAAACTTCTTCGTGAAGCAGCATACAACTTTGGTGTTACTGACTTCTGTGTTAACTCATACGAAGGTAACTTGTCTATCTCAGTTAAGGATAAGAAAACTGATAACAGTCACGTCTTCTCTGTCCCTGTAGACAAAGTTGTTTGGGAAGCAGATTACTGGGGCACAACTCCAACTCATGAGCGTAACTTCTGTTACTGTCTAAAGATTGAAAACCTTAAGATTCTTGATGGCACATACCATGTGTGTATTTCAGACAAGAATGTTATCAATTTCAACTCTCTATCTGAATCTTCTCTTAATTACTTTATCGCACTGGAGCCTGACCAAGACTAATGAGTAAACTGTTTCTTTGGGTTGAAAAGTATCGTCCAAGGACAGTTTCTGATTGTATCCTAACAGATGTCAACCAAGCAGTTTTCTCAGGTTATGTAGAGAAGGGAGAGATTCCTAATCTACTTTTGCCTGGCACTGCAGGTATCGGTAAAACTACCCTTGCCAAGGCACTGTGTGAAGAAATTGGTGCTGACTATTATCTAATCAATGGATCTGATGAAGGTCGTTACTTAGATACCGTCCGCACAAAGTGTAAGTCCTTTGCATCATCTTCTTCTCTTGTGGGAGGTAAACACAAGGTCGTAATTATTGATGAGGCAGACAATTCTACACCCGATGTCCAGTTGCTATTGCGTGCTGTCATCGAGGAGTTTCAGAATAACTGTCGTTTTATTTTCACCTGTAACTATATCAACAAAATCATTGACCCTATCAAGAGTCGATGCTCTGTTGTAGATATGTCTACAAAGGGTAAGAATCGTGCCGTCCTCGCTTCTAATTTTCATAAGCGATGCCTAGACATTCTTACTAAAGAAAGTATTGAATACGATGCAAAAGTAGTAGCAGAGGTAGTTGGTAAGTATTTCCCAGACTTCCGTCGCACTCTTAATGAGTTGCAGGCATACTCTGCTACAGGAAAGATTGATGTTGGTATCTTAGGTAGATCTAACAGTCAAAATATTGATAAGTTAGTTGGATTCCTTAAGCAAAAAGAGTTTACTAACATGCGTAAATGGGTTGTCACGAATCTAGACAATGATTACAAGGTCTTGTTTCGTGCTATATACGATAAGCTATATGAATATCTTCAGCCACAGTCTATACCTGAGGCAGTGCTCATCATAGGTGAGTATCAATATAAAGCAGCATTCGTTGCTGACTTGGAGATAAACTCTGTTGCATTTTTAACAGAAATTATGATGAGGTGTGAATTCAAATGATTACCCCAAGGACACCTAGAAGGTGGAAGTCATCTAAGAGAGTCTTGATCTTCCTAGCAATTACAGGTTTGGCAAGAGTATTGATCTTTGCTGTGCCTGTAGTTGGTATTTGGTTTGGTGTCAATGCTCCCGAGGAGATTCGCAATGAAAACTGACTACACAGAGAAACTTTGGTTTCCTGTCAGATTGTGGGAGTTTACAAGTCCTAAGTCTCTATGGAAAAAGACTTTTGAATTAGCACAAAAAGAAGAATATAGGAGATATAATACAGATGGTGGAGTAGGCACCTCACATCCACACCTTGAGCAACGTCCCGAGTGGAATGAGTTGAAGGTGTGGTTAGAATTATGTGCCAATAAAATCCTAAAGGATAACAAATTCCTTGCTGATAGGATGGAAATTACATCAATGTGGTGTAACAGATCTGATGCTCAGACTGGTCATTACCATACTCCACATAGACATCCCATGTCTTATTGGAGCAGTATCTACTACATCACAAAAGCAACTCCTACTACGTTTGTAGACCCTCTTGCACAAAGAGAATGGGCACAGTTGCATTTAGATGGAGGTCCTTATGAAGAGACTAGACATAATTTCTGTCCAGAGCCAGGCACGTTAATAATTTTTCCTGCCTACCTAGTGCATGGGTCTCAACCTAACGTAAGAGCGGTTAATAGATTCACACTTGCTGCTAACTTCTTCCCTTTTGGAAATCAAAATATAGGTGGATGGGATGTGCCTATGATGAATCTAGAAAAGAAGGATGTTAAATGAAAATAAACAAATTATTCCCAGTTATTGTCCCCGAATTTACCTATGAAGAAGATCTTGAAGAAATTAAAGAAACTCTTAGATCCGAGAGAAGAGAGCAGTTTAATTTTCCAGAGGGAGTTGAGACGACGTGTGGCAATATTCACAAAAATGAGAGATTCCACTCGCTCGTAGAGTGGTTTGAAGAATGTCTAGAAGAATATAAAGTGACATTTGCTCTACAATGTGATAGACTAGACATATCACTCATGTGGGGCAACATTGCACCTGCAGGATCAGGGGTAGGACATCCAAGACACAGACATCCTATGGCTGTAGTGTCGGGAGTTTTTTATCTTACAGGTGGAGTAGCAACTGTATTCCATGATCCAGTATATCCTCGCACAATGGACTGTATGGAGGTCATATCTGACAATCTTAAAGTCCGTGGAGGTCCTATAGAAAAGATCGCAGCAGAAGAGGGTAAACTTATTCTGTTTCCTTCATGGTTAGTCCATGAAAGTGATCGCCATTTCTTTGATTATGATAGGATGACCATTAGTTTTAATGCGTTTCCTGCAGGAAAGATAAATCCTGGTCCTTTTGATTACCCAATGGCAAACATTGAAGTATTATGAGATACATTAAGACACCGCTCAGATATCCTGGCGGTAAATCTAGAGCAGCAGAAAGACTACTCAAACTAGCACCTAACTGTAAGGAGTTTAGGGAGCCATTTCTAGGGGGTGGTAGCGTTGCACTAAGATTCACACAAGA